CGCAGGAGCGGGGCGATCGCCCCGAAGCCGGCCTTGGTGGCTTCGGCCGGCGCCAGGCCGGCGGCCTCCGCGGCCGCCACCGCCTGGGCCTGCAGCTCGGTCGCCGAGGCCCCTGCGGCCGCCAGGAGGCCCGAGTCGAGGGCTCCCCCGGCCCGCATGCCTCCGAGGAGCTGTGCGACGTCCCCCGCGGCCCCCTGCGCCCCCATGAACGCCTGGGAGTCGCGCAGGCCCGGCATCGCCATGTACCCGAGCCCGCTCTTGAGGAGCGCCTCCTGCACCTTCCCGACCAGGGTCCCGAGCGCCGCCGTGAGGCCCTCGGACATCCCGCCCTTGCCCATCCGGTCCATCAGGCTCTCGGCCGCCGCCTGGGCGCTCTTGAGGCCGTCGAGCTTCGCCTGCCGCGCCGCCTCGGCCGCGGCCTTGCGGTCCTCCTCGGCCTGGCGCTTCGCCGCCGCCTCGGCCGCCTTCTCCTCCTTCGACTTGCCCCCGAACAGGCTCTTGATCCCGCCGACCAGGCCCCCGACGGCGCCGATCGCGGAGCCGACGATCCCCAGCCCGCTCGAGAGCTTCCCGAGGAAGCCAAGCGCCCCGCCGCCGGTGGACTTCTTCCAGCCCTCGACGCCCGAGAAGATCCCGCCGGCGCCCGAGGACAGCGACGCCATCACGTTGAGCAGCTTCCCGGCGAAGCCCCCGACCGTCTGCGAGAGGTTCGTGAGCTGCGAGGACAGCGTGCCGAAGATGTTCACGAGGTCCTGCGTCTTCTTCGCCGCCGCCTCGTCGGCCGCGGCCCGCGCCTGCCTCCCGAGCTCCTGCTCCTTGCTCCACGAGAGGTTCAGGCTCGTCGCGATCCCGCCCCCCATGATCGACTTGAACAGGTCCGGCCCCTGCGCCGCGACCTGGGTACCCTGCGTGAAGGTCGTCGCGACCCCCGGCAGCATGGCCTTGAAGTCCTTCGCCGAGACGGACGTCCCCGCCTTGTAGAGGTCCGTCAGGCTCTTCTCGTTGCGGAAGAGCGCATTGACTGCGGCGAGCTCTTCCTTCTGCTTCTGGTTCGCCTTGAGGATCGCCTCCTCGGCCTTGAGGGCCTTCTCGGTGAGGCCGAGCCGCGTCTTCATCTCCTCGGTGAGGTTGCTCCCGTAGAACTTCGCGATGTCCTTCCCGGTCTTGCCCTGCTCGCGCATCGCCGCGACCTGCTTCTGCAGGGCCTCGGCGTGCTTCGCCCCCATCGACGCGGAGAACTCCTTCAGCCCCGTCGTCGCTGCCTTGTCCACCTGGCCCGCGAGCCCCACGAAACGGAACATGCTGTGGAAGAGGCTGTCCGCCGCCTTTTGGACGGCCGGAAAGGTGTTTAGCCACGACCCGATCGCCGTCCCAATCGCCAAGCCAGCGCCGGCCACGCCGATGCTTGCAGCGTTGAACCCGGCGCCCGCCTTCGAGAGGTTGTTGAGGCCGAGCTCGGCCACGTCCATCACGTCGTCGAGCGTCCGCAGCGCCTGGGTCGGCAGCCCGAAGGCGTCCGCCGAACGGGCCAGCGTCGTCGACGTGCGGCCGACCGAGTCGGCGAACGCGCCCATGCGCTTCGTGCCGCCCTCGATTCCACGGCCCAGCCCGGCCGCGGCGCCCTCGGCCCGCTTCGCCGCCTTCTCGACTTCCTGGAGGCCGGAGACCGTCGACTTCAAGCCGGAGCCTGTCGAGGACACCTCGATCGGGATCTTGATGATCACGCCTTCGCCTCCTTCGGCTGGAGCTGGGCCCGGAGCCAGCCGGTCACGGTCGGGCCCTGGAGCTCACGGAAGGCCCGCAGCACGACCGTGCGGGCCTCGTCCGGCGGCAGCTCGGCCGTGAGGGCCTCGACGTAGGCGGGCAGGAGCCCCCGGGTGTGCTCGTGCAGGGCGGCGAAGATGATGTCCGCCGCGCCGCCGTTCTCGGGCCAGAGCTCCTCGCGCGGGCACGGGCGCCCGTAGTCGGCCTGGTAGTACGGCCCCACGCACGGCTCGAGCTCCACCGTCTCGCCAACGGCGATCGGCGCCGGGTCGAGGTCGCGCGGGGTCCAGACGGCCGGGTGGCCCCGCATCGCCGCCGTGAAGGCGCGGGCCTCGACCTCGGTCTCGATCGTGTGGCCTCCAAGCATCTTGCAGCCTCGGCACCGCTCCTCGCTCATGCCTGGGTAGCGCAGGCGGAACGCCACCCAGGCCGTCAGTTTCCCGACGCCTCTTTCTCCTCCGCGCGCGCCTGCGCGACGAGTTCCGTCGCCTTCTCGTCGACCCACGCCATGAGCTCGGCGCCGATCCCGGAGCGCAGGATCGCGTCCTTCACGCCGGCCGACCAGCGCCCGTCGAGCGTGACCTCCTGGCCGACCTTCTCGCCGAGGGCCTCCGACAGGCTCGCGGCGAGCTGCGGGCCGACCGGAGCCGTGAAGCCGCGCGAGTCGAGGAGGCAGTAGGAGACCATCTCGCGCGTGGCCTCCTCCTGCGCGGTGGGCTCGTAGTCCTGCTCGACGCCGCGGTCGCCGATCCGCAGCTTCCGCTTCTTCCCCAGGTGCTTCGTCTGGATGCGGCGCCGCTCGGCCGGCGGGATGTGGCGGACGAGGAACTCGATCTTCTCCTCGCCCTCCTGCCGCCACACGAACCAGGTGCCGGGGTCGGCCTCGGCCTCCCCGTAGATCGTCTTCAACAGACCCATGCTCTTGCGTCCTCCAAGATGGGGCTGCCGAGCTGCCTCCCGGCGCGCGCGCCCCGAGCGTTTCCGTCTACGCCAGGACGTCGGTCGCGATCTTGTTCGTGTTCTCCCAGGTGACGGCGTCGACGTAGCCCGTCGGGAATCCCGTCGGAATCGCGGTGACGTGCCACGCCACGAAGGGGAGGCTCCACGTCTGGCCACCGGGCCCCGGGATGCCAACCTTCGCCGGCCCGAACTGCAGGGAGGGGAAGTACAGAACGTGGCTGTAGTACTCGGTCGCGGAGCCCGCGAGGTTGGGCGAGGTGATGGCGAGGCGCGCCTTCTTCGCCGTCGCGGCCATCTGCTCGGCGAGGAACTGCGCGTTGCCCTCGGGCGACGCGGAGTCGAGGAAGGGGAACTCGAAGCTCCCGCTCACCTTCAGGAAGCCGTTCTCGATCGGCTCGTCGCAGACCTGCCCGCCGCCCGTCGAGAAGCGGGCGTCCATCCCGCGCTCGATGGTGATCTCGAAGCCGGCGAGGTTCACCCGGTCCCCGGTGGCCAGGCCGGCGCCGCCCTGCGCGTTGATCCACAGGAGCGCCTGGTGGAAGAGCGCGTACTCGCGCGTGGCCGTGATCGTGACCGAGTCGATCGTCGTGGTGGTGTTCGCCGCGGAGTCGTCCTTCCAGTTGGAGGCGATCCCCGAGAGCTCCATCTCGACCCGCTCCCCGGCCTTGCCGGAGAGCGTGAGCTTGTTCCACTTCACCGACGTGAGCTCCTCGACCTTCGTGTCCTTGATCGACTCGTAGGCGAGGGTGGTGAAGAGCCCGTCGAGGAAGTCCTTGATCTTGAAGACGTGCTTCCGGCCAGTGGTGTCGACGGTCGTCGGGACACCGGCGGTGCCCAGGACCATCGCGATGTCGAGGCCGTTGCCCTCGTAGCGCAGGCCGGTGCGCAGCGCGACGGTGAGGTTCTTGAGCCCGGCGCTCGCCTCGCGCTGCGTGACCCGCCCGGTGATCTGGTTGTCCTCGATCAGGTCGGTCCCGCCGGAAGGGACGACGGAGATGACCTCGATCCCGTCCGCCGCCGCCGGCACGACGGCCGTGTTCCACGTCGCGCCCTTCTTCCGACCGACGATTCCCTGGAAGCCCTTGGCCCTGGCCACAGTGCTACTCCTCCTTCTCGGGCTTCGTGGCCCGGGTCTTCTTCACCGGCGCCGCGAGGAAGCCGCTCGCCTCGAGCTGCGCGGCGGCCTCCGGCGTGACGTCCATCTCGCCCTCGACGAGGTCGAGCCCCGTCGCCGGGTGGTATCCGCTCACCTTGCACTCGACCTTCATCGCGTCCTCCTGCGGGCCATCACGGAGCCCCCGACGGGTAGCTGTAGGAGACGGCGAAGCGGGCCTCGACCACGGCCCAGCCGTCGACGTCGACCGCGCGGTCCACGATCAGGGAGCCGTCGACGACGTTGTTCGCCAGGCCCCCGAGGGTCACGTCGGACCACAGCGCCTTCAGGAAGTCCCGGACCATGCGGTCCTGCTCGCGGGCCTTCGTGCTCTCGTCGACCCCGAACGGAGCGTCGTCCGCGGCCTGCGTCGGCCGCAGCATCAGCACGATGAACTCGGCCTCGGCGGCGATCACCTGGGTGGCTTCCTCGCGGTGCTGCTCCTCGCCGGCCACGATCGCGTAGATCATGCCGAGCGACGTGTCCGCCAGGGCCCGGTCGTACGACTGCACCCGGACGACGCGGTCGGGCGTGTACCAGTAGGTCGCGCCGTTGTCGCCCACGATGGAGGCGAGGCGGGCCTTGAGGGCCTCGGCGATCTGGTAGTGCAGGGATTCGGACATGGCCTCAGAGCCCCGCCTTCTCGATGGCGCGCGGCAGCGCGCGCTCGAACTCGGCCGGGAGCGCCTGCTCGGCCGCCGCGGCGCCGGTGGAGAGGAACGGGTTCCGCGGCACCCGGGACCCCGGGTGCGTGACGATCCGCTTCGACACCCACCGCCCGCCGATCTGGAACGTCATGGGCGGCAGGCCCTGCACCTGGCGCGCCCGGGCGCCGCGGTTGCGGGAGTACCCGCCGAGCCGGATGCGCTTGATCTGGTGGCTCTTCGTCCGGCCGCCGGTCTCGATGAGGGCGGCGAAGCCCATCGTCTCGAGGCCGCCCCGCAGGCCGATGCCGGCGTGCCCGGGTGTCACCTCGGACCGCCGGACGATCAGCGGGATCGTGCTCGCCGCGAGGCCCGCGAGGGCCCCGGCGCCCTGCCACCGCTTCGACCGGCTCTTGAGCCCGAGCTGGAGCTGCACCTGGCCGCGGCGCTCGACCATCTGGCCGAGCTGCGTGCGGCGCAGGGCCGCGAGGGCGCGCTTGCGGCCGACGTCGAGGGCGCGGTAGAACGCGGTTGACGTGGCCTCGCGGAGCCCCTTCCGCTCGAAGGTCTGGAACCGCTTCAGCGCCTCGCCGATCGTCACCGCGGGCCCGCTCACGAGTCCTGCTCCCCGGACTCCCAGACCGTGAGGCGCCGCTCGGGCGTGAGGGCCGCCTTCATGTCGTCGGTGAGCTGCGCGGGGGCGAAGCGCGTGTAGTTCCCCAGGGCGTCCGAGGCCCCGGAGACGCCGAACGCCTGGCGCTTCGTCTCGTCCCACACGAGAGCGGCGTAGCGCAGCGCCACGCTCTTGATGCGCGGCGGCACCGCCGTCGTGTCGGCGTAGCCGGCCGAGTAGACGAGCTTCACGGCCCGGTGTCCGGTGGACCAGGCCCGAGGAATGCCGGCCCCGCCGTCGAGCCGGCGGATCAGGCCCCGGGGCTTCACGACCTCGTACCCGGTCCCCGCCACGAGGAGCGCCGAGGCGCCGTAGGTGCGCGGCGTGGCCGTGTCCTCGTGCACCGAGGTGACCGAGATGATCGGCCACTCCAGCGGGCGCAGGTCCGGCGTCTGCACAGGCGAGCCCTGCGCCTGCATGGTGTGGTACTCGGTTAGCGTCCCGCGCGTGACGATCTGCCGGCCGATGAAGGCCTCGATCTCGTCGGTGACGCGCTCGATGATCGCCTCGAGCTGCGCGTCCTTCGCCGTGCCGGCGGCGCCGACGTGGTCCTTCAGCTCCTGCAGGCTGATCAGCGCATAGGTGGAGAGGCTCACCGCTTCCCCTTCCTCGTGACGGCCGCCTCAGGAGCCGAGAGGACCGCCGCCTGCACCTCCGGCTCCATCCGCTCCACGAACCCGGCGCGGAGCCATCCCGAGCCGACTGCTGGGTCTACCGTCCAGACCTCACCCTCGTGCCGGACCTGGCACGCGGGCCCGTCCACGAACGTGATGAGTGCCCTGACCTTCATGGGAGTGGTCCCGGGGGCGGCCCACGTGGAGCCGCCCCCGGATGGCTACTAGGCCAGGTTCAGCCACTTGATCGCGGTCGCGTCGAGGCAGCGGCCGTCCGCCCGCTCGAACGCGAGGAACGCGACCTGCCCGTTGAGCGCGTACAGCTCGTTGAGCCGCACGAACACGGGGCTTCCGACCTCCCGGATCATGTAGGTCTGGAAGTTGCCGAAGGCGAGGACCTTGATGCCGGTCGTCACCGCGGCCGACATGTCGTTGTTCGGGATCACCGGGTAGCTGAAGATCCGGTCCGGCTCGCCGAGCTGCGTCGACGGCTCCCAGATCGGCAGGGTCGTCGACCCGAAGTTCATCTTGCGGATGTACCCGATCTGCGTGTCGTGGCACATGAAGGCCATGCCGGGGGCCTGGCGGTAGGCCGGGTCGACCGAGTGCATCAGGTCGTTGATCTCGCTCCAGGTGTAGGCGTTCGTGGCCGAGGCCGTCTTGCCCGAGCTGCCCCCGACGGTGAAGCCCTGCGGCTTGCCGGAGTTGTCGCCGGTCGTGAAGTGCGTGTTCTTGATGCGGGCGACGCGGGTGCCGAGCGCCTTGCCGAGGTAGGCCGCCAGGTCGAAGGAGGCGTCCTGCAGCAGCTCGACGCTGACCAGCACGGCCTTCGAGCCGTACTTGTAGGCCTTCATCACGACCTGGCCGATCGACGGGTCCGCGGTCGTGGTGTGGGCGCCGGAGTCGGCCACGAGCTCGCCCGTGTTCGAGGTGTCGTTCATGGTGGGCACCGGCAGGTCCCCGCCCGTCTCGGTCGTGATGACCTGGGCGAGGTTGCGCACGGCGCCGTACCACTTCTGCACCTCGTAGTACGAGCGCATGGGCTCGTCCGCGACGGTGTTGCCGCCCTGCGTGGCGGTCGTGACGGTCAGGGCGCGCACGTCGAGCTCCTGCGAGGCCGGGTTCAGGCCGACCTTGCGCGCGAACGCGATGTCGTCCGAGTTCGCCGCGCGGGACCCGTAGCTGGCCCACGCCCGGAACATGCGGTTCCAGTCCGCGCGGGTGAGCTGGTCGGGCGGGACGATCCGCGACTCGGTCTTCCGGCCGGCCGACTCGGCGAGCGCCTTCTCTTCGGCCGCCGAACGCTCGAGGCGGTCGACGTCGACCTTGATCTTGTCGACGTCCCCGTAGATGGCGTCGACCTTCGTCGCCTCCTCGGCCGTCAGCTCGCGCTTCTCGTCCTGGGCGGCCTTGAGGATCGCCTTCGCGTCCTCGTGAAGCTTCGCCCGCTTCTCCCTGAGTGCCTTGATCTCGTACATCTGGGGCGCCCTCCTCGGCGCTTTGCCAGGGGCGGCCCAGAAACGAGAACGGGCGCGACCACTGGCAGAAACCATTCGGTGACTGCCTGTGATCCGCGCCCGTGAAAACGGAGCTTGCGGTCACTCTGCCCGGCCGTCCATTGCCCTGAAAAGGGCCGGGCGTCCGGTGCTCTACGTCTGGGTCACTATCCTACCAGAAGTGTCAATCCTCCTCGCGGTCGTGAAGTCCGGCGAGCCGGGTCAGCCGCTCCAGCGGCACCGGACGGGGTGGGGTCACTGGCAGCGCGACCTCTCGCGCCTTCTCGAGCGCCCTGGTCGAGACCTCCGTGGCCGGGTACGCCGGATAGGTGACGACCGAGACGTCGAAGAGCTCGAGGTCGGTCAGCTCCCGGATCGGCTCGCCTTCCTCCGTCCTCCACTGGTCGGCCACCGTGCGGAAGGCGAAGCTCATCCGGTTGAGCTTCCCGGCCGCGACCCGACGGAGCGTCGTCCCGCCGTCCGGGTCGTCCGGGTCGATCGGGATCTCGACGCGAAGCCCGTGTTCGTCCACGGAAAGCACGGTCGGGGGCGTCGCCGTGGTCCGGCTCAGCACCTTGTTCGGGTCGTGGTTCACCAGGGCGAAGACGTCGTGCCCCTCGCGCAGGGCGCGGTCGAAAGCGCCAGGCAGGATGATCTCCCGGAACCCACCCAGGTCCTCCGAGCGGCTGTTGAAGACGGCGGCGTAGCCGACGAGCTGCGGCGGCTTCCCGTCGGCGGCGGCGCGCAGCTCCACCGGCCCCATCGAACGGCGTTCGCGGTCATTCATGCCTTTTCCTCCATGACCCGGACCGCCACTTCGGACGGCCTCTCGAGCTCCCACCGACTCGCCACGAGGTCGACGGCGCCGGCCTCGACCACGCCACGTAGGTCCCCGCGGCTGCACTCCACCATGCGGGCCGCCACCGCTGCGGCGGCGGCCTTCCAGTCGCCTCGGGGCCTCACGGCTCGAATCACCGGCTCCAGGGCCTGCATGAGACGCACCTGGTGCCGGGGATAGAACTCCTCGGCCCACTCCTTCAGGCGCCCCTTCTCGGCGGCGCGGCGGGCCTCGCCCGCCTCGATCCGGACCATCAGGCCCACCGCGTGGACGAGCAGGGCGCGCTGCGCCTCCACCGCCGCGGAATCATCTTCCGGATCGGCTGGAGGCGGTGGCGGCGGGGGCGCTGGCTCCGGCTTCGCGAATCTGATCGGCGGGAGCCCGCAAACGTCCATGACGTCCTCGGGGTTCGCCCCGGCGTCGATGAGCGTCTTGGCGGCAGTCGCCTTGTTCATCAGCCGGGTCTCGTTCATCGAGAGGAACTGCAGCAGCTCCTCGGCGTCGTGCTCCACCTGGCGCGGCCCCGGGCTGAGGAGCTTCCTCTCGACCTCCTGCTCCCACGCGCGCCACCAGGGGCCGATGGTGTCGCTCACGTAGCTCACCTTCTGCATCTCGGAGTAGCCGCCGGGGCCCGCGCCGAGGCCGTAGCCCAGCATCGCGGGCGCGATGTTGAAGTAGGCGCAGATCTCCTCGCGCTGGAACTGCCGCGTCTCGAGGAACTGCGCGTCGTCCGGCGGGATCGTGAGCTTCTCGACCTTGAGGCCCCCCTCGAGGATCGCCATTCGGTGGGCCTTGTCCGGGCCCTTGTGCATAGCCTGCCAGGAGTCGCGGATGCGCTCGCGCGCCTCCAGGTTGAGGGACTGCTCTGTCGATGCCACGAGCCCCGGGAACGCACCGTTGCCGAAGAACGTCGCCCCGAACTGCTGCGCGGCCAGGCCGAGGCCGATCGACTGCCGCGCCATCGAGAGCACGCTGTAGCCCCGCAGCCCGTCGAAGCCAAGGCCCTTGATGTGCAGGACGTCCGCGCCGCGAAGCCCGGTGTCCTGCCCTCGCACCAGGTAGACGAGCTCGCCGCCGCGCATGACGGGCTCGACCTCGGTCGGAATCAGGGGCCACAGGGCCCGCGCCCGGCCGGCGTTGTCCCACTCGATCTCCGCGTAGCCGTTTCCGTAGATGAGGACGTGGGCGGTGACCACCTGGCGAAAAGTGATGGACGTCATGTGAGGGTTCGGCACCATGTTGAGCAGCCGCCCAACCGGGTGGCCGTCCTCGTATCGCCTCGTGTCGTTCGCCGAAAGCGTGAAAGGGCGGACCCGCGGGCGGGCCACGTTCGTGGCGATGTTGAACACGGCGTGCCAGAACGTGGGGAGTCCCAGCGCCGTGGTCTGGCTGACGGGGATTCCGGCCGACGAGGGCGCCCAGATGTCGCCGAGGTGCTGCTGCAGGGCGGAGTCGGACAGGCCTCGCCGCTCCGGCGTCCGCAGGTACGCTTCGAAGTCCGCGCCGAAGATGCTCATGCCGCTCCCTTCTTCACCAAACGTCGCAGGTGCTCGAGCTCCGCCTCGGCTTCAGCGAGGCGGCGCATCGTGGCCGCGAGGTTGTGATGGACGACGCCCTTGAGTCCCTGGACCACCCACGTCGAGAATCCCGCGTCTCGGGCACGCAGGCAGAAAGACGTGTCTTCCCCGAGCTTCATGAAGAGCCGGTAGGGGTAGTCTCCGCGCTCCTCCACCTCGAGGACGTGGCGGAGAAACCAGCGCTCGCCCTCGCGCTCCCGAATGGCCTGAAGGACCTCGCGATGGATGAGCATGATCGCGGTCGCCGCCATGTCCGCCTCGAAGACCTTCTCGGCGGGGAGCTCCTTCAGCGGAGCGAAGACGCCCGGCTGCGGCGTGCTGAAGAACGCCACCGTCGGATAGACGTCGAGGGGCACGTTGCCGGCCAGGATGCGGATGCTCTCTCGTGAGTGGGCCGCCTCGAGCATCTGGTCGAGCAGGTCCGGCGCGAACTGGATGTCGCTGTCGATCATCAGCAGCCAGGGCGCCGAGTGCTCCTCGAGGAAGCGGTGAACGATCATGTCGCGGTTGTCCTCGACGTACAGGCCGGAGATCCCAACCGCGCCGACGAGCTGCCGCTGCTCGCGGCCGTACTGGTCCCGCTGGAGGGCTAGCATCGAGTCGAAGTGCGGACCGTGAACGGAGCTGCCACGGGGCATCCCGATCACGACGCGGTCGCGTGTCCTCTGGGCCCAGCCCACTACTTCACCGCCTTCAGAATGAAGAGGAACGTCCCCTCCGAGTCCGGGAGCATCACCACCGGGCGGAAGTCGCCCTTCCAGCAGAATCGATAGTCCGTCATCGACGTCCGCCCGACCTGCTTCTCGTACTCCTCCTGACTCAAGTAGACGAAGCTCTCCGGCTGGATGGCCCGCGTGTGGCCCGGGTCTCCCCAGAGCCAGGAGCTGTTGACGGCCGGGGAGGTGCCGCACAGGTGACCGCCGGGCTTCAGCACGCGCCAGATCTCGAAGAACTGCGCGAAGAAGGCCCTGTAGTCGCCCTGGCGACCGAGGTGCTCGAGGACCTCGTAGGCGTGGACCTCGTCGAAGGAGTCGTCCGGCCACGGCCACGGCGTCACCTCGAGGTCGTGCACAACGTCCGGCGCGTGCGTGTCGACCATGTCGCACGTCACCAGACCCGTCCACGACCTCGGCCGACCTGGCGGGAACAGCCGCTTATCCCGCGTCGACCCGCATCCAACCAACAGCTCAGGCAACCCAGACCTCCACCGCACCCGATCCGGTCGGCTTCGCGCCCAGCGTCAGCGCGTCGCGACGTGCTTCCCACGCGAGCACGGCCGCCATCGCGACGTCGATCTTGTTTGGCGAGTCGTGGCGCTCCTTCTGGATCGTCCACATGTAGGTGCCCTGGTCGTCGCGCACGGCGAGCTGACGCCGGTAGCAGTTGCCGATGTGCCGCACGAAGGCGTCGTGCCCGTCGTGCGTGAGCTCGGCCGTGCGGATCGCGGTGTCGAACGAGCGGATCGCGTCCGCCATCTTCCGGCTGCGCAGGGTCGGCCAGGCGACGACACGCTCCTCGCCGTACTCGCCCGCCCACTTCGCGACCGTGGTGTCCCAGTAGGGCGGGTCGGCGTAGAGCCGGAACACGTCGTAGGTCTTGAAGGCGTCGGCCATGACGGCCTCGACGTCGGACTGCGGGACCTCCCAGTCGTCGCCGGACCCGAAGGGCTTCTCCCACACGCCGAGGACCCACTCGTACCCGGTCGCGATGTCGCAGCCCACCAGGGCCGTGGCGTCGTTGTACCGGGAGCCGTCGAAGCCGAGCGTGATCAGGGCCCGCGCCGGGACCAGCTTCGGCGCCGCGAGCTCGCGGAAGGCGGCGAAGTCGAAGGCCCGGTCGGCCGAGCGGACGAGCCGGTTCAGCCAGACGCGCTCGAGGTAGGTGCGGTCGGCCGTCGGGTCCTGCCACTGCGCGACGATGCCGTCGATGTCCGACCACTCGGCCACCGGCCCGGAGGCCTCGAGCACGGCGGCCCTCACCTGCTCCACGTCGGCCAGGTCGTAGCCGTCGCCGGCCTGGCGGTGGAAGAAAAACAGCTCGGAGTCGGCGATCCGCCCGTCCACCACGGCGCGCGCGTACTCCATGGTCCGCTCGGCGATCGAGTCCTCGCCGGGGGCCGGCGCCGTCGTGATCTCGAGGTTCCACGGCTCGCCGGCCCGGCGCTTCGGCAGGTTCGCCAGCATGGTCCGGTGGGCGCTGCGCAGGCGCGGGACGTTCCACCGGTGCGTCTCGTCCATCACGGAGAACGTCGTGCGGGCCCCGTCGCGCGCGTCCGGCGCCGAGGCGAGCGCGACGGCCTTCCCGTCCCCGCCGACGCGCATGATCCGCTCGAGGCCGATGTCGAAGTCGTGCGCGACCGGGGAGAGCTCGAGGATCACCTTCAGCGCGCCGTAGACCAGGTCCTCGCTCTGCTCCTCGGTGTAGGCCACGAGCGGGATGTAGGGGTCCTTCACGCCGCGGCCGAGCGGCCGGTGCTTCCGGTCGAAGCCCGCGCAGCGGACCGGCGCACGCGGGTGGAGCTCGGCCGCGGCGAGCCAGGCGGCGAACTCGCTCTTCGCCGACCCCTTGCGCAGCGAGATGCCGACCCGCCGGAAGCGCCGCCGCCCTGCCTTCGGGTGCTCCTCGGGATAGACCTCGTAGGCGCGGTAGATGAGGGCCCGCTTCTCGTCGTCGATGCGCGCGGCCTCACCGCGCAGGTCTCCCGGGCCGTGGACGAGGAACTTCTTGATCCACGCGCACACGAGGGGGCCGAGCGTCGGCCACGGCGCCTCCTCGGGATGCGGGACCGTGAGGATCACTTGACCGCCCTCAGCAGGCCGCGCGGATCGGGGCCGTCGTCGTAGGCGACGTCGGCGAGTTGCTCCGGCTTCGCGGCCTCGCGATCGTCGTCGCCCATCTCCCACTGCAGGCGGCGCCGGTCGATCGGCGTCAGGCCGAAGCACATGCCCTGGAGCCGGATCTCGCTCGCGAGCTTCGGGTCCGGCAGGGGCAGCGACCAGTAGAGATCGACGAGACGCGCGAGGACGAAGAGCCGGTGCTTGTCGGCCTCGAGGAACTCCGCGGCCATCGGCGAGCGCCACGTGTCCCGCCACCACGCGAGCGTCATCGGGTGCCACGGCAGGATGCCGGAGTCCATGCAGTGGTCGCACGGCTTCCGCGGCCGCCCGCGCTTCGGCTTCTTCGTCGGCCGCGGCGGCCCCCCACACCCGCACAGCCGATCCGGAAGCGGCGGCACCTTCCGCTTCGGCGTCTCGTCGCGGGCCCGGAGCACCGCGTGCGTCGACACGCGGTTCCGCCGCTGACGCATGCGCGGGTTTTTCGGGGGAGGGCCGGGCATCAGGGAATTTCCGGCGCTTTTCCTGCGCGGCTGGCGCTGGGCAACCCGTACACCCCGACGCCGACCTCCTGAGCGGTACCGGTGTGGAGGCGAAGGGGGTAATACCCCTCGCGCGTCGCAGTCCTCGCCGCGCTCACTGTGCAGCCCTTGCGCGCATCGACTCGCGCTGCGTCTTCTCTTCGTGGCAGTCGAAGCACGAGCCCGCGAGGTTCGGCCGGTCCGAGCTGCCGCCCTCGGCCAGCGGGATGATGTGGTCGACCTGAACCGAGGGCGCCGCCCTGCAGTAGTGACAGACCGGCTCCTCGCGCAGGACCTGAGCGCGCATAGCCGAGCTGCGCTCGTTGCCCCTGTTGCCCTGGCCCCAGCGCGTGGGGCGGGCGTGCTGCGGGCACCGGCCGGCCCGCACGAGGGCGGGACAGCCGGGCTCGCAGCAGGGGCGCAGGAGGGCGGGGCGGCCCATCAGGCCACCTTGTCCAGGTTGCGCACGCGGATCTCGATCTCGTGCTTGCCTGCCTTCGCGCCCGCGCCGTAGGTCCACTCGAGCAGGAGGCGATGCGTCTCGTCGACGGGCGCAGCAGCCGAGACGATGTCGTTGTCGGCAGGGGTGAGGGTGATCGTCCACAGCCCGCCCGCGTCGATCGTGCCGGGGCCGGCGTTCAGGATGTTCGTCGCGTTGCGGCTGTTGATGATCGGCAGCCCGGACACCACGGCGTAGAGCGTGAGCGTGAAGGCCTGGAGCTGCGACGATCCGAGCGGCGAGCCTGCCTCATCGACGAGCGAGCCCGTGATGAGGCAGGTCGTCCCCTCGGCCACCACGTCGGTGAGGATCGTCCTGGGCTGAGGCTGGGCCACGGGGCTCTAGCCTCCAGCCGACAGCGTGCACGTGTAGGTGAACTGGATGCTGTCCCCGTTGCCCACGTTGATGGCCGAGAAGACCGAGCGGTCCCACAGCACCCCGCCGCCCGTCGCGGCCTGGCTCAGGATGCCGTGCTCGGTGATGGCCGCCGAGCCGTCGAACGTGACGGTCCCGACGCTGCGGAGCTGGTTGGCCGCGGGCTGGCTCTTCGTGCCGGTGGCCCGGGTCGAGTCGGGGTTGAGGACGGTCGTGCTCTCGGTTTGGAGAGCCGAGTCGCCCTGGGCCTCGGCGTTCGTGCCGGTCCCGCACCCGTGGTAGTTGAGGTTCGCGATCTCGGTCGCACCGGTGTCCCAGTCGTCGACGATGTAGGCGACGCCGTTGTCGGTGACCAGGCGGGTCGAGAGCAGGCCGAGGTGCTCGATCGTGCCGTCCCGCCGGATCACGGAGGCGTAGAGCCGGCCCACGCCGAGGACGCCGAGGCCCTGGGTGAGGCCGCGCCACAGGCCGACCAGGGCGATCCGGAGGCGCAGCATGAGCTCGAGCCACCAGGTGCGCAGGCGGTAGCGCAGCGGCAGCCCGGCCGGGAGCCCGTGGGCGTAGAAGCCGTGGCGGGGGATGAGCGTGGCGACGAGGTCGCCGTGCGGCGGCGAGACGACTCGGGCGAGCGAGGACATGGGGTCTACCCTCCGTAGAGAACGAACCGCACGTCCTGAGCGTGCGGAGAGGCCAGGGACACGGAGCCGGGCGCCGAGAAGCGCACCGACGCCACGGACGCGAGCGGTCGAGACAGAGCCGGGAAGCCCGGGGAGGACGACGAGAGAGCGACCGACCGGATGGTCGAGCTCGAGGGCCGGCGCACGCGGTCGACGAGGAGCCCCACCCACCGGGCGATGTCCTGCAGCAGGGACGTCACCAGCGACCCGGCGAAGCCCACCGAGCCCGCCAGGGCGCGCAGGAAGAGCCGGGCGGTGACGAGGGCGCCAGCCGCCGCGAGCGTGCCGGCCAGGGCCTTCCAGGTGGCGCGGGTGAGGCTCCCGGCCGTGGCGAGGGAGCCGATCGCCGCCTTCCCGGCCCGGCGCGTCAGGGCGCCCGAGGTGGCCAGCGAGCCCGTGAGGGCGCGGAAGTAGGCCTCGATCGCGGCGATGGAGCCCGAGCTCGCCACGGAGCCCACCAGGGCCCGGCGGGTCTGCCGCAGGAGGGCCCCGGCGGCGGCGACCGTGCCCCCGGGCACCTTCCTGGCCTGGCGCACGAGCGAGCCGGCCAGGGCGACCGAGGCCGTGCCCAGGTCCTTCAGGACGGCGCGCACCGCGAGCAGGGCGCCGGCCGAGGCCATGGAGCCGGCCAGGGCCCGGGAGAGGCTCTTCACGAGGGCGCCCGCGGGGGCCACGGAGCCGGCGAGCGTGCGGGCCGTGTGGCGCGTCAGGCTCCCGGCCGTGGCGAGCGCACCGGTCAGGTCCTTCAGGACCGTGCGGATCGCGAGCAGGGTGCCCGAGCTCGACACGGCGCCGGCCAGGGCCCGGGAGAGGCTCTTCACGAGGGCCCCGGAGCTCGCCATGGAGCCGGCCAGGGCCCGGGAGGGCTGCTTCACGAGCGCCCCGGCCGACGACATCGCGCCCGTGAGGGCCCGCAAGGCGAGCTTCGAGCTGACGAGCGCTCCCGACGTGGCCACGGCGGCCGTCAGGCTCCGGGCCGTGCGGCGGGTGAGGCTCCCCGAGCTCGCCGCGGCGCCGGTGAGGGCGCGGGCGAGCCGCTTCGTCAGGGCGCCGGCCGTCGAGGCCGTGCCGGCCAGGACCCGGCGCGCCTGGCGCACGAGCGCCCCGGACGACGTCACGGTGCCGGAGACACTCTGCTGATACGTCGGCCCGCCGGTCGGCGTGCGGGTGCGCGTCCTGAGGAAGGCCATGCGCTACACCCTCCCCGTCCGCCAGATCGAGGACCACGGGGCCACGCCGTCGTGTGGCGGGATCGCGGGCCCGCCCGCGCCGGCCTTGTACGCCACCGCGCACGCGCACCAGTGGGCGGTGCTGCTCTTCGTCCACGTCGGGTCCTCGGTCGCTGCGCTGGAGAGGAGCGACTCACCGATGTCGGCCGGCCCCTCCCACTGCAACGTCGCGCCCGTCCACGTCCGCGTCCACGTCCCGCCCGCGTCATCCGTGCAGAGGGCGAGGACGAGATCGGTGCCGCCGCTGAGAGTCAGCTCCACCGTCGAGCACGACGATCCGCCACCGTAGCCCAGCTCCGCGTCCTGCACCGGGGTCGTGCCGTCGATCCCGCTGACCTCCAGCACGCCGAGCACGAAGTAACTGCTCGCCGGCCCGCTGACTGTCACCTCGTGATCGCTGCGTCCGGTGATCGTGGTGGTGCGGGCGATGGCCGTGAGGAAGCGGACGGTCGTATCGTCTTCGTCCGAGTAGCCATCCTGCGTCCATCCGTGCGTGCCGTTGTCGGAGAACGAGGCGCCGGTGCCGATCCCGGACGAATTCCACAGCGTCGCCAGCGCGATGAGGCGGTTCCCTGTCGTCGTCGCAGACCCGGTGCCGGTCGACGTGAGACTGCTCACCGGGCCAGCCGTCGCCCACGTCGTGCTGTTCGGGTCCTTCTGGACGATCGAGATCGCCACGGTTCGCTACTCGCGGATCACGGTCAGCAGGGTGTCGAGCCGGCCGCCGGCCACAGCCACGTTGAGGCGAGCGCGGTTCGCCGCGTCGGGGAGCAGGCACCGCAGGAACGTGTACTCCGCTTCGCCACCGAAGCGACCCGGCGCGATGCCGCCCTCGGAGGTGAAGGCCGCGAGGCTGCTCCACGTCTGACCGGCGTCGAGCGAGTAGTCGAGGCGCACCGCAAGGCTCACGCCCTCAGCCCACAGCGTCGGGGTCAGGGTCGTCATGCGCGCGAGCCGCACCTCCAGCACGCCCGGCGCGTCGATGGCGTGTTCGAACTCGCGCGTGCCGGGGTTGATCGAGACGGACTGAGCGTCGATCAGGATCGCCACGCCGCCTCACTCCTCCCACTCGACCGAGGCGCGGACGTTGGTGGAGGCGCTCAGCGTGCCCGAGGTGACGCGCATGGCCCAGATGCCGTTCGCGTAGATCCACTCGTCCTCGGCCGCCTGGAAGACGCGCTCGTAGCCGCTCTGGAGGTGGAGGTACCACGAGTAGAAGACGGTCCACGTCGGCTCGGCCGAGTAGGAGAGAGCGGCCCCCTGGAGGGTGACGCTCGGGCCCGCGAGCTGCCGCTCGGTGAGCCCGGCCGAGGTGCCGCCCGTCACGGTGCCGACCTCGACGGTGATCGGCGGATCTGCCGCCGCGACACCCTGACAGCTCAGGATGAACCGCTTCAGCGCGAGGGCCTGATTTGTCGGGGCCTGCAGCCCGATGAGCGTCTTCGTGGTGGACGACGCGATCGAGATCGCCCCGACGTCCGCAACGGCTCTCACTCTCGCCATGTGGCTATCTCCTTCGTGGGACGGACGCGAGCCCTCGCGGGCGCTGCGGCTGCATCGTCAGGAACGGGCGGGTGAGAAACGGCGGCGGGTTGGAGCTGGGGGCGGCGGGTCCGCGCACGATGAATGAGACGTTGCTGTCCGTCTCGCTCGACACCAGAGCGAAGTTGGTCGCGCCGATCGATTCGTTGTTCGTGGTCTCCGCGTCCCGCGTGGACAGCGCGACACCGCACGCGCCCCGGTCCCTCGTGATGCGGTGGGTCCAGCCTGTGGGGGCGGTCGTGCTGAGCGTGACGGTGTCCATCGCCACCGCGAAGCACAGGCGCCCACCGCCGTCCGCAGCGCCAGCGGTGAAAGCCGCCGACGTCGCGTTCGCGTCGGCACCGGTGTCGTTCGCCGGCGCCGACGCGCCGATCGGCGTCGTCGCGTCGTACTCCCCCGCCGGCACCTTGACGACGATGGCGGTCCACTGCTCGCTTGCGCTCGGCGTGACGGTGATCGACCCGGACGACGCGGAGCCGTTCGCCTTCCACCACCAGACGGACAGCCGCTGCGCGGACCCGCCATAGCTGTTGACGATGGCCGTGAGCGTCTCGCCGTTCGGCCCGCTGGGGATCGTGCCGTGGGTGACGTCGGCGTCCGAGGCGAGGATCAGGATGAGGAGATCGCCGTCCGCCTGCGCGGGGCGGGCAACAGCCCACGACCCCGTGGCGGTGTTGTTCCCGCTCTCGGTGCAGTCGGCGGCTTCGATGAGCGGCGCGGACATCGGGCTCCTACTCGCTCGCCTTCTGGTGGTGGTGGAGGGCCTGAGTCATCTCGGCCATCGCCTGCGCGGCGAGCGACAGGAAGCGGGTGTTCTCGGCGAGGGCCTTGGAGAGGTGGTCCTCGCGCAGCTTGAGCAGGGCGATCTCCTGGCCGTGCGCGTAGAGGCGTCTGTCGTGGGCCTGGATCATCGCCTCGTGCCTCTCCTGCGCGTCGGAAATCCGCCGCACCAGCTCGCACGCCTGGCAAGGAAGCTCGTGGTCGTGGTCCGGCGCCGTCGGGGACGGCGGGGCCTGGCCGCGAGTCGTCATGGGTCGGTGTCCTCCGGGCGGAAGATGTCCATCTCCGCTGCGGTGTCCTGGCGTTCGATCGCGTCGACCGTCTCGCGCTTGAGCCGCTGGGTGGTCCGGGCGCGGCGGGCGTCCGCGCGGATACGCCTCGACTCGTTCCCGAGCGCGAGCCAGAGGCCCTCGCGCGCGTCGTCCAGGCGGTGCTTGATGCCGTCGTACTCGTCCTCGGGGATGGGCTCCTGCCGCAGCGAGGCGTGCATCTCGCGGCGCTGCTTGTCGGCGATCACCTGCACGAGCACGAGGAGCGCGTCCCACTGGCGCCCGCGGGCCCGGCGGCGGCGCAGGACGGCCCGGAGCCAGGCCAGGCCCGCGGCGGCGGCGCCGAGGGTGGCCGGGACACCGAGGTCGTGCCAGAGCTGCGCCGCCCATCCCGGAGCCGGTTCGCTCACCAGGCGGCCGGGGTCTTCGCCTCGGCCGGGATCTTCGTCCCCGCCGGGTAGGGGGCGCGGGTCGCGCCGTCGACCAGGCCGACGCTCACGCCGAACGTCGCGATCACGTAGCACCAGTGAGCCGCGGGGCCCGCCCAGGCCCCCGCCTCGGGCCACATGCCCGCGATCGTCTCCAGGCCGGCGCCGACGCCGTAGAGCGCCATGCCGAGGTAGGTCTTGATGCCCGACGTCGCCCAGTAGAGCCGCTTCAGCGGGTAGCAGCGCAGGCCCTTCTCGGCCGTGAGCCCGAGGATCGCGTCGACGCGGCCCTCGGCGATCAGCCTGAAGAGCGTCGGCAGGAGCTTGCTGATCGGGAGCTTCTTCAGGATCAGCTCGAGGATCTTCGCCTTCATCGCGTCCTCCACTCCGAGAAGACCTCGCAGGCGACACCCGAGCACAGGCGCATCCGCGTGCACCCGACGCACGAGGCGCTGTAGGGGTTGCCGTCGCGCAGGACGACCGCCGCGTCGGGCGGGTCCGTCTGCCACCACACCCCGCCGGTGAGGTACTGCTCGCACGCAGCGCGGTCGGGGTGGCCGTCGGGGCGCACCGGGCACGTGCAGCGGATCTTGCCGCCGTGCTCGCCTATGCCGATCGAGGCGCAGTAGCCGCAGGCCTTCTGGATCACTGGGGTGCCGTCGAGCCAGGAGCAGCGCTCCGGGGTCGGCCAGCACGAGACGTTGAGCGTGTAGCGGGGCGTCGTTCCGTCGTCGAACGTCTTCGGCGGGAGCGGCGCCGGGCAGGCCCCCGCGGGGGGTGGGTCGACGGGCGCGGGCGCGGGCGCGGGCCCGGGGTCGGGAGTCGCGGGCGAGCTCGCGGGGGGGCGCCAGGCGCCGCGGTACGCCTGCGGGGACCACAGCACCGTCCCGCCCTGCGTCGGGTCGTCCCACCCGCCGGCGTAGACGTGGAAGCCCTCCCACGGGGCCTCGGAGGTCGCGGCGGCGGCGATCTCGTCGGTGTCGGGCTCGTGCTGCCCAGCGCACCACCCGTCGCGCCGGAGCTCGGCCGCGACCTGGCGCTGCCACTCCTGCGGGCGCACGCTCGCCGGGATGACGCAGCGGCCACCCGGCTCGCAGTCGGGGCGCAGCCGGTGGATCGCGGCGTTGAGGGCCTTGCCGAGGGCGGGCGTCATCGAGTGACCGGGGATCGGGTCGGTCGGGGAGCCTGCTAGGACGCAGCCCGCTGCCGGCGCCGGGGGCTCTACGGGGGGCGGCGGCGTCACGGGCGGCGGGTCGACCAGGGGAGGCTCGGGTGTCGGCGGCGCCGGTGGGTCGACCGGCCCGGGGGGCGAGGGGGTCCTGCACAGCTTGTCGAGCAGCTCGCCGGCCTCCGTGCACTCCGTGCTGCGCGGGTCGGCCTGGCACGCGAGCGCCTCGGCCGCGCGCAGCTTGAGGCAGTCGTCCTTCCCGAGGCGGGCCGCGAGCGCGCAGCCCGTGAGCGACGCCGCGAGCGCGACGAGGACCGCGGCCTTCGCGACGGGCGGCGGGTCGCGGCGCTCCTGCGCCTGGTTGCGCTTGACGGCCTCGATGATCTGCCGGGCGAGCGCCAGGCGCACCGCCTTCGAACTCACGACGGCCTTCACTCCGTAGACGAGGGCGGTCACGAGACCCGGACTCATGCACGACCTCCGATCTTCAGGGCGATCACCGAGACGACAGGGATCGCCGTGAGGACGATGGCGGCCGCGCCCGGCGTGCCGAGCGTCAGGTGGGCCGTCAGGGTGAGCAGGAAGACGGCGAGGATGACCTTCCGTGGGCGCGTGTCGAACCAGGTCCAGACGTTGCGGCTCAGCGTCAGGCGCTGGGGCGTGCCACGTTCGCGCACGGCCGCCACGATCTCGTAGACGAGGAACAGCACGAGCCAGCCGACCCAGACGACCTCGGCGGGCATCATTGAGGCCAGGTCTCGACCACGGCGCCGAGCGTCCGCGCGCGCCGCTGGATGCGGGCCACGTACGCGACTACCTGATGGTGGTCGGCCCAGCGTCTGCGCTGCCCGGGCGCCGGCGTCACGGGGATGCCGGCGTCGCGGTGCAGCAGGTAGCGCCAGGAGAGCGACCAGCGCCACCAGCGGTCAGCCCCGGGGAGGGCCTTGTCCATCTCCGCAAGGGCGAGTGCGCGAGCCGAGTAGGCACGTCCGGCGTTGTACGAGGCGAACGCCCAGCAGAGGCGGTCGCCGTGCTCGGGCACCTGGCGAAGGGCGTCGTACTGGCGGCGGAGGTACGTCACGCCGCCGCGGATGTTCTCGGCTGGGTCGAAGGGGTTCGCCACCCCGACCTCGGCCGCGGTGCCGGGCATCAGCTGCAGGAGGCCCTGCGCGCCGGCGGGGCTCACCGCCCGCGGATCACCCGCGCTCTCGGCCTGGACCTGCGCCTCGATCCACGCGGCGCCGTCGGGGAGGCCCGGCCAGAGGACGTCTACGGCCTGGCGGATGAGCTCTCGCCAGCTCGCGGCGGTCGTGTGTCCGGCTCCGGCTGCACCGTCTACCAAGCGAAAGGCCCTCCGACCCACCCGCCGGGACTTCCGGCGGTGAAGATCGGGGGCCTTTGCTCGGCGATCCCGCCTCCCAGGCTGGGCCGTGAGTCGCCAGCCAGTGCAGGAGGTACGGCCGCGGCTATGGTGCGCTCTCGGTGTCGCGGGCGTCAAGCGGGAAGCGAGAGACCGTCAGGTGCGTCTGTCGCGAGCAGATGTGCCCGTTGCGGTCGAACCGCACCGTCAGCACGAGCTCCATGTTCGGCCGGGCCGCCTCGGCGTCGGCCTCGAGCTCGCGGATGGCTTCCTTCAGCCGGACCCTGTCCCGCGCGTTCATCACGGCAGCCTGCCCCAGGCCGCGCGCTCGAGCTCGACGCGCAGCTGCGCCACGCCGCGGCCGCTGGAGCGCTTCTGCAGCATCACCGTCGGGCTCCACTTGCCGTCGATCCACTTCGGTGGGTCGCAGAAGCGGTCGAGCCACTCCTCTATCGCCTCGTCCTCCTCGGTGCAACCCAATCCTTCCGGCGCGTCGTCGCACGTCCAGAACACGATCTCGTCTTCAGCCACGCTTCCCCTCCCCCTGACGTTCGACCTTGATCCCCACCGGAACGTCATGGCGGCACGCGAAGCACCGCCCCGCCATGCCCGGCCAAGCCCCGCCGCGCACGGCCTGCCTCGCCACGCCCGTCCTCAACAGGCCGTTCCGAGCCTGCCCTTGCCACGCCTGCCTCGCCTGGCCCTGCCAAGCCCCGCCCGGCCATGCCGAGCCACGCCCGGCCTGCCTCGCCAGGCCTTGCTTGGCCTTTCCCGGCCGCGCCATCCACTGCCTCGCCTGCCTCGCCTCGCCCGGCCATGCCGAGCCAAGCCGTGCCTCGCCCGGCCGTGCCTCGCCTCGCCTGCCTCGCCTACGCCGCCGCCTTCTTCCCGACGCGGATGAGCGCCACCTCGGCGCGCACGCCCGCGAGCTCCGTCAGGTCGATGTACTTGTCGCAGACGCGCCGCAGCTCCTCGAGCGCCTGCGCGAGGTACTGCGCCTTCGTGTCCTCGTCGCTCATCACGTCCACGAGGCGGCGGTACCCGAGCGTCCTCGTCGCGATCGGGGACACGTAGATCGGCCGGCGCTTGCCGTCCTCGTAGGTCACCTCCACCGAGACGATCAGCTCGCGCGCCTGCCAGAGCCAGTGCTCCATCGCGGCTTTCTTCACGTCCCAGTTGAAGTGCGAGTGCAGCGCGCTGCGCTTGTGGGCGCGCGCCCACATGACGACGCGCCTCGGGGCGAGGTGGCCCCGCTTGTCCATGAGCGCCTGCAGCTCCGCGATCTTCTGCTGCGTCTTCGAGGTGTGCGCCATTGTCTACTCCTCCCCCTTCTTGGTGGACTTCTTCGCGTCCTCGTGGCCCGCGATCCGGAAGGTGCCCCAGCCCATCCCCGCGCTGTCCTTCGAGTCGGGGCGGCCGGCGCCGATGCCGACCTGCATCCCCATCCGCGCGAGCAGGTTCGTGACGTCGTCGATCGTGAACTGATCCGCGTCGAAGCGGATCGTCACCATCGCCTCCCAGCCCTCGGCCCACATTGGCCGCGGGCGGATGTCGGCGACGCCGGTTGCGTTGCGGACGGCGAAGTCCGTCCGCTCGGGCTTGCCCTTCGTGATCTTGACGAGCGGCTGCACGCCGAAGCGGTCGCGCTCGTAGCCGTCGGCGACGACGAACACGGAGAGCTTCGCGAGTGTCATCGGGAAGCCGAGCAGCCGGCACGTCGAGATGAGCCCGGCCCGGAACGCCGAGGCCGGGATTCCGGCCCAGCCCTTCTCCGAGACGTGGGTCGCCTCGCGGACGCAGGCGTCGAAGTCCTTCGCGTCGCGCTTCGACTTCTTCTTCGCGGCCGACCCCGCCGCCTGGTCGGCCGCCATGCCCTCCAGGGTGCGCTGTGAGAACTTGTTCTGCACCAGCGGCGCCGTCCCGATGATGCGGAACTTCACCTCCTGCATCTTGGGCGCCGTGATTGCGATCTTTTCAGCCTTCTTGAATGCCATGTGATCCCCTTTTTTAGCCTCTCCGCGTCTCCGTCACGTCCTCGCCTGCCTTGCCTCGCCGAGCCCGGCCTCGCCGGGCCGTGCCATGCCTCGCCAGGCCGGGCCACGCCAAGCCAGCCCACGCCTGCCTCGCCAACCCTTGCGCGGCCACGCCGGGCCTCGCCAGCCCTTGCCTTGCCTGCCTCGCCCGTCACGTCCTCCCGTTCCGCACCATGTGCCGGTCGGTCCCGCCCCGAGCCGTCATGCGCGCGCGCGTCTGCAGCTCGGCCTCGTGCACGCGCTCCATGCTGGCCACCGCCCGCGGCCACGGCCGCCCGGCCGCCTTCCAGTGCGTCGAGCAGTAGCCCCGCCCGTCCACCACGACGTAGAGCCGGCGCTCGTCGAGCGGACACCCGGGCTCGTCGCACCCGCTCACGGCTCAACTCTCGACCAGGCGGCCCGCTCGAGCTCGGTCCGGAGCTGCGCGACGGCGTAGCCGGTCCGGACGTGGGTCGAGGTGAAGCGGTACACGCGCCAGCCCGCGGCGACGGCCGCGTTCGTCTTCTCGGCGTCGCTCTCGAACCCGCGCCCGGTGACGTGCCGGCCGCGCGCCCACGTGCCGCCGTCGACCTCGGCCGCGACATGCATGTCCGGCCAGGCGAAGTCGAACCGCCACCGGCGGGTGTCGTGGAAGCGGTACTCCCGCTCGGCGGTTGGGAGCCCGTGCGCGCGGATCTGGTGCTCGAGCAGGTCCTCGAGCGCGCTCACGACGCCATTCCCCGCGCGACCCGGGCCTCGTGCGCGGCCATCCGCTCGGCCACGATCCCGGCCAGGGGCTTCGTGCCGAGGCAGCTCCGGCAGAGGTGGATCTCGTGCATCATCTCGGGCCGCTCGTCGCCGAGGACAGCGATCGAAGCCGGGGTGTCGTGAAGCCGCTGCAGCGGCACCCCGTTGCGGGCGGCCGCGGCCGCCACCTCGAGGCCGGCGGGCGTGACGATCGCCGTGGAGACCCGGATCACGAAGAACGAGCGGGCGGTCGGCTGGAAGATCAGGCCGTGGCAGCCGTCGCAGCCGCGAATGTCGGAGAGCCTCACGCTGCACCTCGGGTGGTGTTGTGGATCGCGACCGTGGAGCTCGGCATGAACCGCGGCTCCGGCGGCGGTGCGGCGGGCGGCGCCAAGAGCCGCAGGGCCTCGGCCTCCTCGTCGACGGTTCCCGGGTCCGGGGGGCCGTCCTCGGGTTCTCTGTCAGCGGCCTCGAGCGCGGCGAGCTGCCGCTCGTACGGCGCCAGCAGCTGGGCCTCGGTCTCGCCGTAGAGGAGCCGTTGGACGAGTGCCCGGCGTTGGGTCCGGTCGAACCGGTAGCCGAGCCGCCGCGTCGCGAACACCACGACGCGCTCGGCCGCCGCGGTCGCCTCCGCGCGCGCCGATCGCGGCGGTTTCGCGACGACCACCGGCCCGCGTTCGTCGAGCTCGAGCACGACCGACCCACCCGGGAGCGTGTCGCCAACCCTGGCCGGCCCGCCGCCGGCGCGCCCACCCGCGACAGCGGGGGGGCCAGGGGGGGTCCGTGGTCGCTGGTCGCTGGTGGCTGGTCGCTGGCACTGGTCGCTGGCACTGGTCGCTGGTCGCTGGTTACTGGCAGGCTCGATTTCGTCTGATCGTGGTGTGTCGGCGACCGGCGGCGACTTATCATGATCAGTCGCCGTCTGATCATGCTCGGTCGGAGCGTCGCCGTCGTCTGGCTCCGACTGGCGACGGCGAAACGGCGGCTCGCCATCCCAGAACACCCTCCCGGCGCGCTTCAGCTTGTGGCGGACGGCGTTGTCGGCGTGCTCCGACCACCCGTGCACGACCAGGCGGTGCGACTGGTGCCGCTCGAGGACGCCGGCCTTGACGTACGCCCCCACGAGCTCCGCGGCGTCGCCGTCCCAGTACAGCTCGTCGGCGAGGTCCTGGTCCGACATGCGGCCGACGTCCCCGGCCGGGGCGTGCTCCGCGGTCACGTGCCAGAGCGCCTCCATCAGGCCGAGGGCGTACGGCGGCGCCACCCGCAGGATCGCGGCGAGCCTACGGGTGCGCCGGTGGGTCAGGGTGCCGCGCTTCGCCATCAGCGCCCGCCCTTCCCCTTCCTCGCTGGCTTCGTCGGCGGCGCCTCGGGCTCCGTCTTCGGCGCGTGCTTCGCGAGGACCGGCTTGAGGTCCACGCCGAGGGCCCGCGCGATCGGCGGGAACGTCTTCCAGGCGTTCCACTCCGCGGCGGCCTCGGCAAGCGCGATGAGCGCGGCGTGCTGCAGCGTCTCGACCGCTTCGCCGCGGGGTACGCCCAGGCGCTCCGCCGCCTTGCTGCGGCTCAGTCCACCGTTCGCGCAGACGGCGTCGACGACGATGTCGCCGAGCTCCTTCACCGCGGCCTTCTTCACTCCCTCGGCGAGCGCCGCGAGGATGTCAGCAGAGGCGGCCCTCCACTGCCGGTCCTTCTCGTCGCGCTCGCGCCGTTCCCGCTCGTACTGCTCCCGCGCGGCCTTCTCGCGGTCGGCGATCCGGGCGGCGCCGGTCTTCCCGCCGGCGGCGGCCGCGGCCTCGCCGGCCTTCACGGCCTTCTCGTGGGCCCGGATCTCCGCGCCCCAGTGGACCCGGCACTTCTTCTTCTCGAGGCAGACGGTGAGCGCCGCGCCGCGGCCGGGCCCGACCACCACCACGCCCGTGGCCAGGTGCGGACAGGGCTTCGTTGCCTCCTTCCAGCTGCGGGGCCCGTAGATCTTCGAGCCGTCGCGGGCGGTTGGCCGGACGTAGCTCTCGTAGGTGACCTGCACCACCTTCCTCGGCTCGTCGTGCTCGGCGCCGGCGGCGGCGGCCTGGTCGACCGCCGCGGCCACCTCCGGGAAGAGCTGCTCGAGGTCGGCCTGCTTGTCGACGTCGAGCTTGCAGTGCTCGTCGATCCACGCCTGCAGCTCGCGCACCGTGCTGGCCTTCATGCCCCTCATGGGGTCGGCCCTGTCGGCGGCCTCGATCTCGTCGGCCCCGCGCGGGTCGAACAACGTCCGCTCCGGGCTGAAGAGCGCGAACTCCGTCTCGATGGCCAGGGTCTGCTGGTCGGCCGTGAGCCGCGCGAGCAGCACGGCGTGGCCGGCCTGGATCTTTCCCTCCTCGAAGAGACGGCGAGCGTGCGAGGTGAGGTTGGCCAGGCGCAGGCGGTCGTAGATGTACGCCACGGACCGACCGACGCGCTCGGCGATGCGGGCGACGTCGTACCCGGCCCGCCGCAGCCGCATGTAGCCCTCGCACTCCTCGAGTGGGTGCAGGTCCTGGCGCTGGAGGTTCTCGACCACCTGGATCTCGAGGACCTGGTCGTCGTCGAGCGCACGGACGAGCGCCGGGATCTCGTCGAGGCCGGCATCCTGCGCCGCCCGCCAGCGCCGCTCGCCGGCGATCAGCTCGTAGAAGCTGCCGTCGTCCGCGGTGAGCGCGCCCTTGGGCAGGCGGCGGACCCGATCGAGGACCTGCGGCGAGTTCCAGGGCCGCACGAGCACCGGCTGCAGCACGCCGTGCGCCTTCACGCTCTCGACGAGCTCGCGCATGGCGTCGGGGTCGAACCGCTTGCGGGGGTTGGTCCCCCCCGGCGCGATCGCGCGCACCGGGAGGGACGTCACGGCGCCGCCCTGGGGGGCGGCGAGAGCCGGGGTGGACATGGGGTCCTGCTTCCCTTCTCCGAGCTCGCGGCTCAGGCGATGACGACCACGCCGGTCTTGTCGAGCTTCTCGCGCAGCCAGGTCGCGATCGACGAGACGGCCTCGAGCTTCCACGCGGCGCCGTCGGCCTCGTAGAGCGCGCACGTGGGCAGCTGCCCCTCGCTCCCCCGCTTCACCCGCAGGACGAAGCGCGACTCGGGCTGCTCCACCTCCCGGAACGTCCGGAACGGCTTCAGCTTCACGGGGTTCGGGACCTCGACCTCCCTCGCCATGACGACGCCGGCCCGGGCCGCGACGACTTGGGTGACACCGTCGTCGTTCGCCTGGCGGACCGACTCGTCCTTGAGGTTCCCGACGAGCGCGAGCACCGCGGCGCGCGTGTCGGTGGGGACGAATCGGGCCTGCACGTCGATCACGAACGTCTCCGGGTCGAGGTAGGTCCCGAACCGGAAGCCCGTGTCACCGGCGAGCTCGTGGAGGTCGGCCGCGGCGAACACGGGGCGCTGCTGGAACTCGCCCTGCAGCGGGCCGACGAGCTGCACGCGGGAGTGGCTGCGCACGATCGTGGCGAGCGTGCCGAGGTCGAGCTTGTCCCGGTTCTCCTTCACGTACGCGGCGAAGCCGGCCAGCGTGCCGAGCACCACCGGGGCCGGCATCGCCTTCGGCCGCGGCAGGTCGATCACCCTGAAGCCGCCGTTGCCGTCCGGCGACACCAGGTAAGTCAGGCCGTCGATCACGACGGTCTCGGCCTTGTAGCCGCGGAACTCCTTGGCCAGCACGTTGACGAACTCTCCATCGAGCATGAGCTACGCCCCTCCCTTCTTCCCTGCGATCTCCCGCAGCACGGGCTTCTCGTCGAAGAGCCCCTGTTGCTTCGGATTGAACTCCGTGGCCACGAACTGGCCCTGGTGGCGGCCGAAGTAGACGCGCGTGTGCGCGCCCTTCAGACCCGCCAGCTTGCACGTCGCCTTCACCTTCACCTCGCCGAGCTCGCGGTCCTCGTCCGGCTGGATCGAGACCTCGAGCATCACCTTCCGGATCGCCGACGCGTCGGTGTTCAGGTCCTGGATGTTGCGCAGGACCTTGTCGAGCTCGCTCTGGAAGAGCTCGAGCGCGGCACCGTCGGCCAGGCTGACCAGCGTGACGACCTCGACCTGTTCCGCCACGTCTACCTCCCCTTCCCCTTCAGCACGGGCTTCGGTGGCGCCGCGAATCCGTGCTGGCGGCGCGGCGGGGTGGCCTGCCACCCTTCCTTCTTCAGCCGGGCCACCTCGGCCGCGAAGGCCGCCCGTGCGGCGGGCTCGGCGGGCTCGGCCGAGACCGTGCCGCTCGAGGTCTTCGCCTTGTTTCCTCCCGGGAGGAGCTGCCACTTCACGGCGAAGTACACGCCGCCCACGGGCCTCCGGAGCCCCACGCGGGAGAGCCTCACCCACAGGACGTTGTCGGCGTCGTCGGTCAGCTTCACGCGCTCGAGCACGACCAGCTCGCCGGAGTGAGGCTTCGCGGCCGGCGGCGTGGCGGGCGGCGCCTTCGCCACCGAGATCGGTCCCGTCGTCGTCACCATCACCCCTCCCCTCCTCTCGTCCCCGTCGACCGGCACGTCGATGAAGGTCCGCTTCAGCCGGTCGAGGACCTTGAAGTGCGACACGGCGTGGCCGCCCACCGGGCACACCAGCGCCGTCCCGCGCTCCTCCACCTCGCGCCCGTGCTGCGGGCAGACACGCACGTGGCGCTCCTGTCCCACCGCCTGCGTGCTCAACGCAGGGCCTCGACGCGGCGCCGGAGCAGCCGAAGCGTCGGCTTATCGACCAGGCTGCCGAGGTCGTGCTCGAGCTGCTCGATCGTCCCCACCACCTCGCTGAGCACCGAGGCGCGATCGGTGGGCCGGCCGGAGCGCGGCAGTCCCGACCCGACAGGCCGGCGCCCCTCCTCGGCGAGGCGCCGGACGTTCTCGCCCAGCCCGCAGAGCCCCTGAGCGAGCCTGGAGAACTCCTCGTCGTGGAAGCTCACCGGCGCCCCCACAGCCTGGCGATCCCGGTCAGGACCCAGGCGAGCGCGGCCGCGGCCCACACGCCGAGGCCCCGGACCACCCGGGACCGGCGGCGCCGGCGCACCCGGGCCTGCCTGGCGGCGACGCGCGCGCCCACGGCCCGGCGGATGTCGGCCACGACCCGGGCCGCGGCGAGGCTGCGGTCGAGCTCGGCCTCCCACTCCACCCGCGCCGTCATCGCTCGGCCTCGTCGACGTCGTCGGGTGCCGGCGGCGCCCAGTCCAGCTCGAGGAGGGCCCGCCCAAGGATCGCCCCGGCGACCAGGAGCAGCGCGCCGGCCGAGACCTGTAGCAGCACCTCGGGCGACAGGCGCAGCAGCCACCGGACCGCCAGGACGATCCCGGCCCACGCGATCAGGCTCAGGAGCGCCGCGACGGCCCAGCCGAGCAGCGTGAGCCGCTGGCGGCCAGACCGCGGGCCCCGGGGGGCCAGGTTCACTGAGTGCATGGATGCTCCTTCCCGGCGAGCGCCGCGCCGCGCAGCTCCTCGGCCGCCAGGCGGACCGCCTCCGGCGTCATCCGCCATTCCCACGTCAAAGCCTCGGAGTCGAGACACCGCCTCGGCACCGGGTCGCCGTCGTAGCCGAGCTCGCGCAGCCACTCCCGCACGTCGTGGATGCGCGCGCAGTAGCGCTTCCCGTACGGCAGCCGTCCCGCCTCGTCGCGCGCCTCGAGCTCCCCTGTCCGGAGCGGCTCGCCGGTCATCAGCCGGCAAAGCAGGGCGCGGTTGAACGTGTGGGCCCGGCGTCGCGCCGGCGCCGGGCAGTGCGGGTCAGCCGCGGCCGGCACGGGCGGCGGGGCCGGGGGGCTCCAGTCGATCCGCTGCTGCGTGTTGCTCATGGCAGCAGGTCCGCCGCGCGGGCTTCGTCGAGCGTCGGCGCCGCGACGTTCAAGTGCAGGAGCAGAGGAGGCTCCCACGTCGACAGCCGCACGGCCTCGAGCGGCACCCGCTGACGCACGAGGCGCGGCGTGGAGGACAGCCGGAAGACCACCTCCACGCGGCCCCTGAGAACTCGGACGACCAGGGCCCGGCGCCAGTAGGCCCTCGCGCGCACCCACACGGCGGTGCCGGGCTCGAGCTCGACCGCGGAGACGTACACCCTACCGCCCCCCCTGGTCGTACGCGGCCAGCAGCTCGCCGTCGTCGAGCAGCCCCGTCTGTCCGGGCCAGCGCGCCACCCAGTACAGGACGCCCGCCTTCTGCTTCGAGCGCGCGAGCTCGGCCCACGCGCGGATCTGCGTGGCGGCCGCGCCGTTGCGCGTGTGCAGGTCGAACGCCTGCCCGAGGACCAGGTCCCACTCGGGGCGGTCGGCGTAGGCGGTCAGGCAGCGGTCCTGCCTCCACCCTCCCTGCCCGGGCCAGTCGTAGCAGGTGACGCCGTAGAGGTCGAGGCCCGGGGGGCGCCCGGCCTTGATCGCCTGGTCGACCCACTCCCCGACCACGGTGCGGAAGCCGGCAGCGCGCACGATCCTCACCGCATCGTCGCGCGTGGCGGCCGGGATGCCGTTGTGCAGCGGCTCGTCGACCACGTACACCGCGGCCACGAGCCCGCGGCGCCGGAGAGGCTCCATCCACGCGAGCGTCCGCTGCCAGCCGCCGACGGAGGCGTAGGAGACGCCACGCTGGCGAACGACCGTCCCAGGCCTCATGCCCGAGGAGCCGACCTCGACGCCCCACCCGGACCGCGGCCCTCCGAAGACGTGATGCGCGGAGACGATCGCGAGCTTGCGGTTCGCGGCGAGGGCGGCCGCCACGAGCTCGGGGTCGTCCGCGTAGCTCGGGATCACGAGGAGGACGTTCCCCGCGTGCGCGGCTGTCTCCGGCACGTCACCCGAGGAGGCGAAGGCTCCGTAGATGCCGGCGGGCAGGGCCGGAGGCGGCGGGAGCGCGGCCGGCGCCGCGGTCGTGGGCTCGGCCGGGCTCGGGCCGGCGACGGAGTCGCCTCCGCGGCCGCAGCCGGTGAGCGTTGCGATGAGGATGAAGATCAGACCGAGTGCGAGAGCACACGACCAGACGACACGGCTGATCTGCTGCTTGCCCCTGCGCCCCACTTTGCCCCCCTTGTGTCCGGTCGGGGGGGTAGGGGTCGGGACCGCTCTTTCGCGGTCCTGCGCGACATCAGCGGGTTGGCGCGGGGGCTGCTACCCTCTCCCCTTGTCCGCGTAACCCAGTGTTGTGCCGATCCCATCCCCTCGCCCGTGTCTTTCCTGCTACTTGCGAGCCCTGGCAGGCTTGCGCTTGGACCGAACCGTGCCCGAGGCCTCAGCCGCGAGCTCCGCGGCCTTCTTCGCGGCCTTCGCCGCGTTGAGCATCCGGGAGACACGCAGGCGCTCGGCTTTGCTGGCCTTCCTCCAACGGAACGCCACCAGCGCCGCCCCGGGGCTCTCGGTCTTCTCCTGGTCGCCCATGCAGACCGGAATCTAGGCGTCCTACGTACGGAAGTCAAGGACTTTCCGAGCCGCCGCACAACCTTTCGGGGCGTAGCCGTTTCCTGTGTCCGTCACGGTAAGCATAAGAGCAGCCGCATGGAGCACCTGCACGATGGACGCATACAGTGCGGCTACAACAAGATCCCTGGCCGTGCCACGGTGCCCGTTCCTCGACTGGATCTGCACCCACCGCTGCGGGGGTGACCAAAAAGCGCTTGACGTACGTACGGAAGAGCGTAGATTGCTGGACGTGCACCAGACGGCCCAGAGGTTGGGGATGTCGCCGCGGTGGGTCTACGACCACGCCAAGCAGCTCCCCTTCGCGCGGCGCATCGGGCGCGCGCTGCGCTTCGAGGAGCCTGGGCTGTCGAGGTGGTTGGAGGGGCAGCATGCAGGTCAGGGGGATGGGACACCTGTACAGGCCAACCTATCGCACCAAGTCCGGCGAGAAGCGCCAGGCCGGGGTCTTCTGGTGGAAGGCCCCGGGTGGGCAGCGCTACAGCACCGGCGAGCGGGACGAGGCCGCGGCCCAGGCGTGGGCCCTCGAGCGGGTGAGCGAGGCTCGCCGTGGGGAGCCGGCGAGGGTGGCCGCGGCGGCCCGCTACGATGACCTCGAGAGGCTCCTGCTCGAGGACTGGCAGGCGAAGGGGCGGAAGGGTGTGACCCAGGCGACCGCCCGGCTGCGCCACCTCCGGAAGTCCTTCGCCGGCTGGAACGCCGCCGCTATCACGACCGACCGGGTGACCGCCCACGCCCTCCGGCGCCGCGCGGAGGGCGCCGCGCCGGCGACGATCAACCTCGAGATCGCGATCCTGCACCGCGCCTTCGTTCTCGCGCGCCGGGCCGGCCGGGTGCGGGATGTCCCGATCATGGACCGCCTCAAGGGCGTCCAGCACCGGACGGGCGTCGTCGAGCGCGGGGACTTCGAGGCCATCTGCTCCAACCTTCCCCCGCGCTACGTGCCGGTGGTGCGCTTCCTCTACCTCACCGGCTGGCGCGAGCGCGAGGCCCTCAGCCTCGCCTGGCAGCACGTCGACTTCGCGGACGGAGAGATCCACCTGGCGGCCGAGAACTCGAAGACGGGCGAGCCGAGGTCCTTCGCGTTCGCGAGCTCGCCGGCCCTGGTCACCCTCCTCGACACCCAGCGCACCAGCCGCCGCGTCCTGAGCCCCTACGTCTTCCCGGGGCGCGCGGGGCGCCCCCTGGACCGCACGGGCCTGCAGAAGCGCTGGCGCGAGGCGAGCATCAAGGCGGGCGTACCGGCGGCCCTCATCCACGACCTGCGCCGCACGGCGGCACGTGACCTGCGGCGGGCGGGCGTGGCCCCCTACGTGGCCATGGCCCAGCTCGGCCACCGTGACACCCGGACCCACCAGGCCTACAGCGTCGTCCTCAGGCAGGACCAGGCCGACGCGATCACGCGGCTCGAGCAGCTCCGGGCGGGCGAGCCGGTGCAACAGCGATTGCTCGGCTGGAGGTAGCGGCATGGACGGGAACCTCGGCATCGCGCTCATGGTGGCGCTCCTGGCGTCGCCGTTCGTCCTCTACCTCCTCGTCCGCGGCTGGTTCGGCGCGCGGAAGCGGCGCCGCGAGGAGGCCGAGAGAGCGGCGGCCAACCAGGCAGAGGCCGCCGCCTACTTCGAGCGCGCCGCGGCGGCGCAGGGCGTCGAGGAGGTCGAGACGAACCTGATCCTCGGAGCCGACGAGCACGCCGTCCTCACCGACCCCGCCGCGCTGTACGAGACGCAGACCTACCGGCTGTACGGCGGCGCTGGAACGAGGGTCCGGGGGCTGCATCTCGGAGCCGGCGCGTCCGAGCAGCACACGAGACTCCGGCGGATCGACGCCGGGACGCTCGTCCTGACCACGAAGCGCCTGGTGTTCGACGGAACGACCGAAAACCGTTCTGTGAAGCTGGCGGACATTCTCTCGGCCGACCCTCTCCTCGACGCGATCGAGGTGAGCACTCAGAAGCGCGGGAAGAGCATGCTCCTCTCGGTACCCAACCCACTCATCTGGGCGCCGATGATCAAGGCCGTTGCCTCGAAAGGGAGGGGCCACCGGCCCCACCCGGACGAGCTAGACTCCGCACCCGGAGGTGACACGATCAGCCGCGAGTAGATCAGGCGAGCGGCTCGGCGATCGGGTCCTCGGCGAGCACCAGGTCGTTGCGGTAGCGGGTCGAGATGAAGCGCGTCTCGCTCCACTTGTCGGAGAGGCGGCCGAAGAGCACGTCGGGCTCGGAGTCGACCGGCACGACCACCATCGGGTAGGCCCCGCCGCGGCCGCGCAGCACCATCTCCTGCCGGGTCTGGAGCGCCCCCGTCGTCGCGAGCTGGTCGAAGGTCATCTGCGCGATGCGGCGCGGGCGGGAGGCCAGGGGGTAGACGTAGGTCTCGCCCCACGGGCCGGTGTTGCGCACCTGGGCCTCGATGTACTGGATCTCCATCCCCACCTCGGGGGCGTTCACCGCCGTCTCCAGCCAGCACGGGAGGCACTCCGCGATCCACCCGGTGGCCTGGTTCGTCCCCGTGAAGAGGACGCGGCCGTAGCGGTTGAGGATGCCTCCGGTGTCGAGCATGAAGAAGCCCGGCTGCGCGATCGCACCCGTTACCTCGAGCACGTTCGACCCGCTGAAGTTGTCGGTGCTCGAGCGCAGCTCGACCGTCAGGCCCGGGTCGAGGTTGTGCCCGAAGATCACGACGGCGTTCCACTGCGGCCAGTCCCCGACCGTGGTCCCACTGGTGACGACGATCTTGAGCGTGACGTAGGGCTGGTGGCACAGGCTGAGGCCCTCGACCTGGTAGTCCCGGCTCCCGGCCCCCGTGAGGCACGAGGTCGAGGCCGTCTGCCAGGTCGACGAGGTCGTGAGGTACTTCCCGGTGGACAGGTTCTGCAGCGTGATCGAGGTCGTGCCGCTGCTGTTGAGCCGGCGCCGCTCGCCCGCGCGGGCGACCACGTAGTAGGTGCCGGCGCCGGCCGGGGTGAAGGGCGCCAGGTCGAACGTGATCGCGGGGTTCGCCGCGTTCGAGGAGAACTTCATGGGGCGCGACAGGCGGCCGTCGTAGAGCTGCGTCGCGGGGAAGAGGGAGTCGGCGCCCGGGGAGATCGTCAGGGCGCGGGCGCGCTCGAGGAGGTTCGCGTACTGCCCGGCGGCGAACAGCATGGACACGGGATCACTCCTCCAGGAGCCCCGCGAGCTCGCGGGGGATCTCGAGCGGCGGGAACTCGGGCACCTCGGGCGTCTGGCCGTCGAGCGCCTTCACGCGCAGGTGCAGCTCGACGAGGCGGGCCCGCAGCCAGGCGTCGCGCCGGGCGAACGTCCGCAGCACCTCGGCGAAGGCCCGGTCCCGGCCGACGGCCTCGCGGCGCCAGGCGACGAGCTCGCGGGGCTTCACGGCAGCGCCCCCATTTCCTCGTCGGTGGGCGCGTAGGGGAAGATCCGCACCTCGCGGACGGCCCCGTTCGCCTGCTTCGCGAAGGAGGCGTCCGAGCCACGGTAGAGGGTCTCCGGCGAGGTGAACGTCGGCGCCGCGCTCACCGCGTCCGTGCCCTTCACCCCGTCCACGAAGACGGAGACGGTGTAGGGCGTCAGGTCGAGCTCGCCCTCGGCGCCGGTCCACCGGCAGCCGATCGCGTAGACCGTGCCGCGGGTGACCGTGGCCGTCTTGCTGGCGGTGACCGTCGAGCCGCCGACCTTCGACTCGAAGACCCAGGCCCCGGCGCTGGCGTCGTAGTAGAGGGCCTGGCGGTCGGCCCCGCCGTTCGTCTCCATGTAGTAGAGGTACTGGTCCTCCGTCGAGCCGAGCTCGGAGGACGACCAGTCCGGGACGAACTGGCACCAGAACGCCCCGAGGGCGGGATCGTAGAGCTTGAGCGCCGTCGTGACCTCGTGCGAGAGCTGCGTCTTCACCCGGGTCACGGCGGCGCCGTCGGTGACGATCCGGCTCGTCGGGAAGCTGCCCTGCTCGATCTGCGCGTGGTAGAGGTGGGACACGCGCGAGGCCGTGCCGCCGGACTGGAGGAAGACCGAGAGGGTGAGCGTGCGGCTCGTGGCGTCCATCGTGACGGCCTTGCTGATCGTGCGGTTCGCCGGGTTGCGGGCGGCCGACACGGCACACGCGTTGTCGACGCTGCCCGCCTGCCACGCGCCCGTGCCGTCGTTCCAGTAGTTGGAGTCGCCCGAGCGCTGGAGCCGCCAGTACAGGCGCTCGCCGCTGTCGGTCTTGTGGTCGATCGTCACGCGGCACGCCGTGTTCGCCCACGAGGCGGTGGCCGGGAAAGTGGCGCGCAGCTCGGCGCTGTGGGGGTTGCCGGCCGTGAACTTCAGGCTGTTCGGGCTCGTGGCCTGGTCAAAGAAGAGGTCGGTGGTGTCGACCGCGATCGCGCTCCCGTTCGTCCCGGTCCCGGCGAGGGTCAGGCCGGTCACGCCGCTCACGAAGGCCGAGCGCAGGAGCTGGTTCGTCCGGGCCTCCTCGAGGAACTCCCCGTCCTGGTTGATGGCGCGCTCGTTCTGGGCGCACGCGATGCAGGCCGTCGGGTCGGCCGGGTTCGGAATCCAGGCCTGCGACTGGCGCGAGAAGGTGAAGCCCACGCCTTTCGTGAGCCGCGCGACGCCGCCCTGGCGCGCGGAGGAGTTCACGAGGTCGGTGCGAGCGGTGTCCCACAGGAGCACGTCGAGCGGCCGGCGATCGAGGAGGAGGAGCTTGACCGTGCGGCTCGCGAAGTCCACCTCCTCGTGCTGCTTCGTGAAGGCCCGCCGCTGCCACTTCTTCGCCCGCCAGCCGGCCGCCGCCGGGGCTGGGCCCGTGCGGCTCTCCAGGGCGACGCGGTCGAGGATGTCGGCGTCGAGCGCCCACAGCGGCGCCCTCACCTCGAGGAGCCCCCCGGGGCGGCGCCTCATCCACAACCGGCGCGAGAGGGTATCGCGGATCTGCTCGTTCTGGCCCGGTGCCGCGCCGAAATACTTGTCGCGCAGGTAGGCGTTGATCAGCGCCTTGTCGCCGGTCGAGAGGTTTCCGGAGTAGATGACGGCCTCGGCCACCAGGCCCGCATACGCGGAGTTGCCGTCGCTGCCGACGTCTCCGGTGTTGGTCATGCTGCCGTACCGAGCGCCCACGGCCTGAGACGTTTCGGATGAGCCATCCAGCGCAACGGCTACCGTCGAGCCGGCGACCTGCACGGCGTGGCAGTAATGCCACTCGCCCACCGGGCAACTCACCTGCGCCCCGATGCTCCCGGTCGCCCCGTCCCAATACCTCTTGCGGAGACCTCCAGCCTCGTGAGCGAGGGCCTCGGCGTTCCAGAAAGCGTTTCCTACGCCGGCCACCATGGCCCCGGCGCCGACCGTCTTGGTGCGAAAGACCACGAACACCGTGTGGTTTGCGAGGGCTGTCCAGCCCGCGAAGTAGAGGTATCCAGCACTCATGTCGACGGCCGGATAGCCGGCCACCTGACTCACACGGAACACCGGCGTCCCTAGCGGTGTGGCGGTTCGGCCGTTGCCGCTCGAGTCCGTCCAATTGCCACAGGTGTCACCGTCCGCTAGCGAGAAACTGCCGGCCTTGTACCATGCATAAAGGCCGGCGACGTCGGTCGGGATCGCCATCAGAGGAAGAACGCCGGGCTGAAGGGGAGCTGGATCTCCTCCGGCGCCTCCTCGCCCGTCGCGAGGTCCTTGACCTTCAGCGTCTGCGTGTACCCGCCGGTGGGGGTGGCGGCCCACTCGGCCTCGACCTCGTCGACGAGCTGGGCGGTCGGGTGGGTGAGCGACGGCGAGGCCTGCTCGTCCTCACGGAGCACGTGGTCGGTGACGTAGCTCCAGGAGGTGACGTCCTCGACCTTGAGGGCGATCTTGCCCTCGGGCGTCCAGCACGCCTTCGCCTCGAAGCTCTTCAGGAGGTCGTTGAGCACGTCGATGCCGCGCCGTTTCGTTGAGAGGTAGACCGACCCCTTGTATCCGCGGTCGGAGAAGAACGTCGTGGCGAAGCTTGCGGCGTCGAGGATCGCGGCCGACGAGAGCCAGGCGCCCGAGCGGTAGTCCCCGAAAACCCAGTTAGAGAGCGCGTGCTCGATGATGTCGGCCGGGTCCTCGATCAGCGTCCCCGTGCCGTCGCCCACGGTCTCGTAGCCGGTGGCGTCGCACGTGATCGACGAGCTCCCCTGGGTGCTCGTGAAGTCGATGAGGGTGTACTGCCGGCCGTTCACCACCGGGTGGGTGATCGCGTAGGCCGAGGCAGCGACGGGGGCCCCGTCCTTGTACACGGCGTCGACCGACTTCGCCCAGCCGCCGCACACCAGGTAGCGGAAGCCCGCGGCGTCGACGAGGGGGCAGGAGATCGCCCCGTTGTTCGCGCCGTTGCTCGAGCTGATGCGGCCGTAGAGGATCGGCACCGGGAGCTCGCGCGCGTCGACCGACGAGCTGGGCCAGTCCGAGGCCGAGATCCTGGCTTTCGGGATGCTCTCGCGGCGCAGCGGGAGGTCGTTGGGGCTGAACCGCAGCGTCCACATGAGCGGCGCCGGCTGGGAGTAGGTCTCGACGCGGCCCGTGAAGACGGTGAACCACGAGCCCGCCGAGACGTTCGGTGAGGCGAGCTTGATGGTCACGGAGGCGCCGCGGACGGAATGGCGCGTCGCGCCCTGGAGGAGGGTCGTGAGGAGTTGGTCGGTATCGTCGAGCGTCACCTCGACGTCGTTCGACAGGTCGAGGCCGTTGTCACCCTGGGGCACCCCGCGGCGCAGCGACCCGCCCCACGAGAGGACCCGGGCCTCGTACGGTCCGTCGGCCGAGTCGATCAGGCCGACGTCGCTCCACCGGTACGTCGTGCCCCCGACGACGATCGAGAGCAGGAAGTAGGCGGCCGCGGGCGATCGCTCGAGCTCCGTGCGCAGCGCGGAGGAGAGACGGCCCACCTACGCCACCGCCCGCCGGGCGATCCGCTCGATCCGGCTCTCCAGGCCCCGGGCGTTCTGGTCGAGCGCCCGCTCGATCTCCGCGACCACGTACTGCCCAAAGGCCCGCTGCCCCTCCACCGTCTTCACGGGGCTGTTGTCGACGATCTGGATCGACACCGGCTGCTCGACCCGCACGGCCGCCACGGCCGGCGCCGACGACGTCGTGGACGTGCCGGAGGAAGAGTCCCCGCCGTAGGCCGTCGACCCGGACGAGTCGCCCGTGCCGGTGGCCCCCGTGGTGCTCGTCTCACCGGTGTTGAGCGTCCCGATCCGGTCGCTCCGGGTGTCGTACATGTCGTCGTAGTAGCCCTTGGCGAACGAGCCGAAGCCCATGCGGGCCATCTCGTCACGGGGGATGACCATCATCCCCTCGCCGGCGTGGACCCGCGCGACCATGTCCGAGCGCAGGCGCCGCAGCCCGCGCGTGCCCCGGGCGAACTGCTCGTCGGGCGGGCGGAAGCCGCCGGAGCCCAGCCGCTTCAGCTCGCCGAGCATGTCCTTCTGGACCGCCACGCTCTCCACCATCGGGTCCGCGATGATCTCGATCCCGTTCTTGCGGGCCTCCTCGATGAGGGCCTTCGTGTTCGAGTCGAGCTCCTGCCCGGACGCGAGGGCGGCGTTGAGCTGCTCGCGCAGGAGCGGGGCGATCGCCCCGAAGCCGGCCTTGGTGGCTTCGGCCGGCGCCAGGCCGGCGGCCTCCGCGGCCGCCACCGCCTGGGCCTGCAGCTCGGTCG